CAAAACTTTCTGTGATTGTAAAACCTATTCTATAAGATGATGAATTTGTATACTTATCTAATACAATTGTTTCTTCATCATTTCTTATAAAGAATCCATCAAAGTAATAAACACCTGCCTGCACTTGTGCAGCTGCACCAATATGTGAAGTAGCAACCACAACTGTAGGATTACCTGATGCGTCTGATGTTAAAGTTTCACCATCATCAAAAACAGTTTTAGCATTGTCTGTACCAGTTTTCGTGTAACGAATATAAAGTGTGTCTGGGTCTGTACCATCTGCTACGTCAACTTTAGTTACAAAACCTTGAACACCTGATGTTCCACCTGTAAGTGTAGAATTTAAATAATCACTTAAACTTGATGCTGATTTTGAAGTTAATTTAATTGCGTGAAAATCTGTATCAATTGATAACTGACCAGGTATGACCATAGCACCTTGTTTAAAGACGTGGTCTCCAAATCTTTCAAGTTGATTTTGTAATATTGATTGTGATTGAGTTAATTCTCTTGCCTGAACAGCAAATGCTGGTCTAAACAAAACTCTATGAAAATTTTTATTCTCAGCAAAATCATCATAATATGGTGATACATTAAAATCGGTAGATGAAGGCATTTACTCTCCTTAAAATTCAACAATTAGTTTTACATTTTCAGACTGGTCACTTGCTCTTGCAATAGGTGTTCTACTCTCTAAATAAATCACATCACCTTGGTCGGCATCTAATTCAGATGATGCATAACCATTTGTGAAAGATACGTTATTAACTTCACTATCTGAGTCTGCGTCTGGTGTACCTGTTGCTGATGTTGATTGACCTGTGACAACATTTGTTCCACTAAATGCTGTTATGTTTCCATTACTGTCTGCTCCCTCATCATTGAATCTTGTTTGTATGTAATATAAAATTCTATTTGTTGAGTCATATTCTACAACTTTACCAACTGCACCTGTTGATGCTTGGTTTATTTCTTCGTCAACAGCAAATGAACCTGGTGTTGGTGAAGATGCAAAACGAATTGCCTTAGTTGCTCTTAATGTATTTGCTGATGCGGCCGAACCACCTGATTTTGGGTCTCTCAATAAAAATACTTTTCTAAAATCATTTGATACAGTAAAGTCACCAGAGTTCGCCGCCTCTGCACCTGTAAATGTTGTATTTAACATAATGAAAAAACCACCTAATTCTTTTTTAGCATCAAAACCGTGACCACCTTTTGGTTCAATAATACAATCTAATTCTGCACCTGTTAATGAACCACCACCTGCACTGTTAATATCTGCAAGTGTAATATAGGCAATAGTATAACCTGAACCCACGTTTGTAACTGTGACTGCACTTATGGCATTTGATGATATTGTAACTGATACTGTTCCTGATGAACCATCACCTCTAATAGGAATACCAGTGTGTGTGCCATTTGTACCACCAGTACCAGCAGTTTTAATTTTTACTATGTTAATAGCACCGTCAGTTGCAGCCGATGATACAGTAGAGTCTGTTGCCACTGCCATAAAATCTGTCGATAAAAAGTTTGCTTGTTGTGATGCTGATAGTGTGTACATATATTTCCATTTATATCCGTCAGCAGTGGTTAAAATAGAAGTTGAAGTGCCTGTAGGTTCGACTGTTGAGTTTGCACCACCATTATTATCTAAAACTTTGTAAACATTAAATGCACTAGACATTACATAAAAAGTAGCATCAAATAAATTTGTTGCACCACTATCTGCTGATTGTGTTGTTGTTCCACCTGTAATTCTACCACCATAATCGTGTCTATAGTAATCATAGACTGTGCCTGTTGTCCAGTTTCTTCTAGGTATAACTTGTGAAATATCTGATGTTGCTATTTTTTTAACAGCGAGAGCATCATCATAAACGTGGAACTCGTCAGCAACATTGTCAGCAGGTACGACTGGTGCCGTATCTGAACCCATATTTTCAGTTCTTGCATCAGGTCTAGTTTGTGTTGCGTGTGCTTGAGGTTTACCTATTCCCAAATAATAAACATTTGGACTTGCCTCTGTAAAACTTTCTAAAAACTGTTCTGCGTTATTAATTCTAAATTTGCTTGTGATTATTGCTGACATTTTTTAATCCTTCGTACTATTTATACTATTTTTTATAACTCTCTAATTACAATCTTAACTCCAGACGCAGGAGCATCTTCAAAAGTTAAATTTGTTCCAGAGATTGTGTAATCTGCTGTTGGTTGTTGGCACACACCATTTTCAAATACTAATACCTGATCCACATTTACACCATTAGTCACTGTAAAGACTGTGGTCGAACCGTCACCTGTTGCAGTTCTAGTATTTGTTGTTAACTTAGATACTGCAATTGCAGGTTGTGTAAATGTAATTTGAACTCTATCATTATTAATAGCAGTGCCTATGACACTATCACCTATAAAATCTAAACTATCACCTAATGATATTGTTCTATTGTTTGAACCTTCATCACCTATTGTAATAGACGAATGTTGTAAATTAGCATTTGTAATACCTGCTGAACCTGATAAATTAGAATTTGTTAGACCTGTTATCGTGTTGTTATCTGCTACGATTGTTTTATTGGTAAGTGTATCAGTTGAGGTGTCTGTTATAACACCTACTATGGTATTACTAGCAACATTAATTGTTTTATTTGTTAATGTTTCTGTGGCATCTCTTGTAACAACTGTATCAGTTCTATCAGGAAATGTTAGTGCGTATAAATCGGTTCCGTCACCAATTTTATTATACAACTCATTAAAGTTATCATTAACAATATCACCACCTGCTCTAATGGTAGAACCGTTACCGTCATTTGGAGATGAACCTATGTTGATTGTTTGTTTTGCCATTTTTTACTCTTCTCTATATTTATATACTATTCTACATCAAACTTAAAGTCCGTTGCATCAAAAGTTGATAATGTTTCATCAAAACTGTCTTCACTGTTAGACCATATCTCTGACATAAGTGTAAAGTTTGTTTTTGCTTTTGTGTCAAAATCACCCATTTGTGCTAATAATCCATCAATATTTGTATCTAAAGTGCCTGTCAATGTTAAGTTCTCTAAATCTTCCACCGTAATTCTAGTGCTAAGGTATTCTGCTAGTAAGAAATTATTTAGTGTCTTAAAATTGTTTGATACTGGTCTACCATAAGCTGACACATTACCTCTGTTTGTTATTTTTTCTTTAACTAAAAATGACACCTTTGTTTCTTTAGTCAAAGTTACATCTCTTGTTGAATTAGTTAAAAATGTACTTCTATCTGCACTTGAACCCACTGCTTGAGGTGTTGCTTTTAGAGTTGTGCCATCAGACGCAGTACCTAATCTTCTACCAATTAAAGGACTAAAGATAAAGTCGAACACTGACATAATTGGTGTTTCACTGATACCAGTTGTAATACCTTCAACAGGTGTTTTAATCTGTGCGTTCAATCTTGTTTCAGTGTTCACCTCACCTGCTAAATAAAAACCTGCTGTATGCATTGTCTTTTTAAAACTATCTCTCCATTCTTCAATTGAACGACCCACTTTTATAACATAAGAAAAATCTTGATAGTATAAACTATCTTGTATTCTCATAGTATCCTCTGAAACGTGACCGTCTTGGTTTACAAAAGCACCTGAAGTTGTTGTTGTAGTGTTCACTGTGACAGTTGCAGTTGCTCTATCATTTTTAGCAATCGAACCTGATGCACCTGATGTTGCACCTGTAATGGTAGACATAATTTCAAATGTGCCCGTAGAACTTTTTACTTTTAATAACTTTAATGAATCATTATAACTTACAACTAATGCCGTAATTACTGTTGATGAACTATCATTTCCTGTTACTGTTTCACCCACAGTAAAATTTGCAACTGTAGTGTCTTTTAAAATTAAATTTTGGGTAAAACTAACAGTCGGTGGAGAAGGTGATTGGTCATAACCTACACCGTGATTTGGGACTTTAACAGAAAGTAGTCTACCAACTTCAGAACCAGATGCTATTAATGACGCATCTGCACCACCTGATGATGTGACAGTAATACTAGGTAATGAGTTGTAACCGTAGCCGTTGTTTATAAAACGAATATCTGTAATATCACCTGAACCTGTACCACTTTCTTGAACAAATTTATTACCAGTATAGATATCTCCTTTTTGTGTTTCATCTTCTAATATAATATGGTCGTCTGTGAAACTACCATCAGAATTACTATTAGCATCTTCAGGTGTGAAACCACCATTTACTAATGAAACTTTTGCTTGTACAGAATTACCTCCTGTGCTTGAGTTGTCAAAAACTAAGGCATCACCAACTTCATATCCTGTTCCACCATCATCAATTACAATGTCGTCAATCTGACCGTGACCAACTTCATTAACTTGAACAATCGCACCGTCACCTCCAGTATCAGAAAGTGTTACTGTATCTCCTGCTGAGTACAACGCACCATCATTTGTAATTGTGAATACATCAGGTATCCCTGATATTGTTGCTTTGATAACTAAAGTGTCATCATCATTTTCTGTTGCAATTACTGATTGACCAACAACAAAAGTACCGTCAATTGAATCTCTATTTAAAACAAATTCTGTAATTTCTGTAGCACCTATTTGAAATTTAAAAACGTTTTCAATGACTGCTGTTGCTTTATTGATATTATTATCGTCAGCAACATTATTTTGTGTTAATGTTCTACCTACCAATTTAAGAGTGTCACCAATGGCATCTGTACATCTCATTATCAATTGTGTACTCCATTTACCATCAGAAACCCTTAACATATTATCTCTAGGATAAATTGTTTCAGATA